CCTGGCGCATACCAACGATACAATTCAATGTAATCTAATACAGAGATACCAATCAAATCATATGCAATAAAGTTTTTGTTATTAACAGTAACATTACGACTATTGATTAACGACCATGGAGATAATTTCTTATATACATTCTCATCAAATAGTTTTTGAAATCTATTAACGAGATAAGGTATATCAAAGAACTTAATATTCCAACCAGAGATAACATCTGGCGCATTCTCATGCCAGAAGTCTAGAAACTTCTTACAGAGGTCATACTCATCACGACATTTGATATAAGTTACATCATCACGTTCATTGTTATAATCACCACAGCCCCAAACATAAGTCATGCCGTTCATATACTTTACACAAATAGCTGTGATAGGTTCTGTTGCAAGATATGGATCAGGAAACCCATTCTCAGAACCAACTTCAATATCAATTACTGCAATAGAGATATCATCAATCTTCCAATCAATCATACCTTTAAATTCATCTGCAATAAATGAATAGGCAAAACTATTGTTGCCATAGATTTTGAAGTTCTTTACTTCTTCATATCGTTTAATGAAATCACGAGCTTCACGGATGTTTTCAAACTTCATCGGCTCAAGATATTCACCTTCTAGATTTTTAAAATCGGTAGGTTTGTTAGAAGGCAAAAACAAAGTAGGCGTGTAAGCTACTTTTAACTTAACACGCCTACCATTCTTGATACCACGATAATAGATTGTATTGCCAAGAGAGGCAACATTTGTGTAATAATTATTCATTCATTATATCAAAAAAAGTTATCAACTTAACTGACACGGACTCTAGCCTCCGCATCAATTACACCAATTGTTACCCAGCGTTTTGGGAACAACATCTCACGACTTTCATAATCGTGGAAGTTTAAATTTGGATCTCTCATCCAACCAAGAACCTCGACCTTATTGTCGAATTCACGAAGGTACAAATCATACCTATCTGCCTGAGGCAGTTTATACTCATTCACCAGTTTTCTGGCAAGGTCACGAACATTCATATTCATCCTTTAATTTTACACAAGAGTTTATTATACAACAAAAGCAAACACAAGTCAAGCTTATATGTGGCAAAGTTCCACGTTGCATTGTTTTAAAAATTCAATACCGAGATTGTCTCGGTATGAATGCCGATAGTACACAGAGTTTATACCTGATTGGTAAATTAATTTAGCACAATCAAGACAGGGTGCATGTGTAACAAATATGGTTGCACCATCTGTAGAGTTAGTAGACTTAGCTACTTTTGCAATCGCATTAGTTTCCGCATGGAGAACTTCTGCTTTAGATTTGTTATTTTCATCTTCACATTCATTTGTCCAACCAGAAGGCATGCCGTTGTAACCAATACCAATGATAGTATTGTCTTTTACAATAACACAACCAACATGAAGTCTTTTTGCTGAAGATAATTCAGCATAGACTTCGGCTGCATTCATGTGTGCATCAATGAACTTTTCTTTCATTCTAGAAACGCCAATGGTACTTCTATCTTACGCAAACCATTTGCATAGAAAAAGAATGGCACAAATCTTTCATTCAAGAATCCGGGATATCTCCATGGATTAATTTCTGTGCAGTTGTATTGTTTAACACTTTTATTTGGGAATGTTTCAGAACAATTCTTCCAAATATATTCCATGATATCAAAATACTCATTCACAAGTTGTTTGAATAGGTGTCTAGGTAAAATATAAACACATTCATAATTACAAATACTGTAATCAGTAAACCACATCATATGTTTACGATAACTAGGATTTACAACTTGAATACCTTCTTTGAATAGATTCCAATATTCAGGCAGTTGTGATTCTAAGTATTGATTCTCAATTGAATTATGCATCATACGATAACGACTACAAACAACATCAGCTGATTGTAAGTATCTTAATGCGGCTTCTTTTTGGGATTCAGATGTTAGTATCTTACATGATTCAACAGTAGATGGTACATGGAGTTTTTCACCCACATGGCCAACACCCTGTTCAATTGCTAGATACCTGCGATACGATCCAACACCAAGATATTCTGATTCAGTATCATTGTTTGCAAGATAGTAATCGGTTGCCTGTTGGCCAATTGCTTTGAGAAAATCAAGCTCATCGACCTGTGAATAATAATGACGATACTTATTTACAGTATTCAGTCCACTATTTACGTTGGTGTATTCACCATTTGGGCTTGGTGGGTGCCATTCAAATGCACCACGGCCTCCTGCGTAGGAAGCCTTAACCCAACTCGAATCAAAATTGAAAGCATACTCTTTGTGAGTATGTATCATCATATTAATATTCATAATAATCCTAAAAACTAATCAATAATCGTTAACTTTTTTTCCGATATTGTATTTTGCTATCAAGTCCCATTCATCTTTTTCTTTAAAGATATAATCTTTATTTGATGCAATGGTGCTATGTTGTCAGTAAGAATCTCTGGATTGATAATCTTAACTAGACCCCATTCTTCTAACAAAACTGCAATTGCGTTTCGTCTTTGTATATCATTCTCAGATATGTTAGATGGCTTACCATCCAATGCAAATAGCTCTTTAAAATGTACAATATAATATTTGCCTTGCTTATGCAATATGTGGCAAGATTGGTATAATACTTTTTCTTTACGAGAAGATACACCAATTCGTGTAAGAGTTTCCCGAACCTTTAAAAAATCATCCTGTTCGTTGAGTGTAACCTCAACAAACTTTGATAAATCAACCATATCATTTCCTTAATCCACCGGTATCGGTTTGTTCTTTTAGTTTTTGGATTTGTTCTTTACTCAGAATCCGTAACGCTTCGCTGGCTTTAGAATTTGAATAGTTGAAGATTTGCTTAACACATTCTATATCTTCACTCTGTTCAGATTTCTTAGCCCACTTAGCAAACGGTCTCTTTTGAGACCTGACGGTATTTAGTAAAAAGTCATTCTGCAACTTCTTATCAAGGAAATGTCTACGATTCATCTCATTCGCATACAAGATACAATCTTTATGTTGAGAAAGACCACGGTTGATTAGAAAAGGTTCATACCCTTTCTCTGTGATATCATCAACAATAAGTTGTTTCTTGTTCTGAAGAATTGCATTCAGATAGTCAAATGGGTTCATGTTGCCATCCTTATCAAACCAATACTATCTATAGTTGTAAGAAGCAAGTAGTTAGCCAACATGCCAAAAGATTTCCGAGAATAAGCAGCCCAAGCATAGAGGCTACAGCCGAGGATCCAAACAGGATAGAGAGAAAGTAAAGGCGGATTGGGTACTGTAATAGCCATGGTAATAGAACACCCAATACTAATGCCCCAAGCAAGCAACTCAATGCAAAAACGAAACCGATTAGAATTCCAATCATTTTTAATCCATTCTACAGTAGGTTTAAATAAATCTATAATCATGTGAACTCACATTCTACCATAATCTCTGTCAAACAAGCAACAGTATTGATTTCATGGTCAGCAACAAATGCAGCCTTGTATTGGTAGTCAGCAAGAATTAGAACTGCTTGAGGAATAGACTGCGGTTTCATTACATCATATAATGAATCATATATCTTGCGATAGAAGATTGTTGAGTCAATTTCATGTGTTGCAACCCATTTACGAATTGAAGTAAAATCTTTCGACTTAACAAATCCAATAATCTCATCAATTGATACATCACCAATCTGTGCAAGAATGCCAGTATCGATTTTACCGAACTGAGAATATCTTTGTAACTCATTAATGATTCTACGAAAATCAGGAAAGTGTTTCTTGATTAACTCAGCAACAACTTTATCATCAAAGTCAATCGATTCACTTTGCAAAACTGTCTTGATTCGTTTAAAGAAGGCAGTCGCCATTTTGGCGTTCTCACCATTCTTTAGATTGAATTCAATTACAGCACAACGTGAATGTAATGGTTCGATGATACGATTCTTGTAATTACAAGTAAAGATGAATGAGCAGTTGCCTGCAAATTCTTCAATCGCATTACGCAAAGCAGGTTGCGTAGAATTTGGGTTTAGATAATCAGCCTCATCAATGATGATGACCTTTCGGCCACCACTAAAACTCATTGATGATGCATAACCCTTAATTTTATTTCGGAAAGTATCAATGCCTGATTCATCAGAACCATTGATTACGATGTAATCGCAACCGATTTCGTTGCATAGTGCTTTCGCTACAGTAGTCTTCCCAACTCCTGCGCCGCCAGCCAGAAGTAGATTTGGAATCTGTTTTTGATTCACATACTCCTGAAATGGTTTCTTTAGACGTTCTGGAAGAATACACTCCTCGATTGTCTTTGGGCGATACTTTTCTGTCCACAGTAAATGTTCCATTGGAACCTCTCATAATATAAATCATACACAAGTTAGTCACGTTCATTAAAACGTGCAACTACATCTAAGTAATTGTCAGTCACATTATACACAACTCCAGTGGCAGTGTAAATAGAAGTTACGGGAATAACTTCAGTAACTTCTTCTGTTTCTGGATTTTGTTTTGTCAATACACTTTCAAATACGTTTACAACATGGCGAGGATTAATCGCCAATGATTGTGAAGCATTACCTTCAAGTGCGTTTGTAAAGTACTTTAGCATCATTCAGCCTTTTCGAATTTACTACCTGGTTCAGTAGTCACCCAATACTTGATTGGATTCTTTTGATTAGTGAATTGAGAAATGCCTTTAGATGAAATTTTTACATCGTAACTACCGGACATTAATTTACTGATTACTTCAGTTTTGAAAATCATTCTAAACTTATCACCACTACCAGTCACAGGCAATTCAAGTGAGTCGGTGTGAGCCGCATCATTCTGCAAGTCAAGTGTAACGATATTGATTTTTGCACCATCAGATTCGATTGCAATTTGTGGTGAAGATAGAACAGAAGCCGCACGGAGAATCCACTCAAAGTCTTCAGCAGAAAGAGAGAAAGATACTTCTGGATCAGGCATCGTTAGTGCTTTCTCTGGAGGAGTATTAATCAAATTGCCTGCACAGAATCGATACAGAATCTTAGAACGGCCGCCGTTGCCTACGATAACGACATTGTTATCGGAGAATTCAAACGATGGATCATCTTTGTGTAAGGATACCACAGAAAGAAAGTTGTTCAAATCATAAACACCAAACTCAGTTGGAATTTCTTCATTGATAGTTGCCTCTGCAAGAATGTTCTTCAGAGAAGAAACAGT